CTCATAATCGCTTGGTCGCTGGTTCAAGTCCAGCAGGGGCCACCAAATTTTAGCTTTAGAATCATATAATTAAGCCACTTTCTATAGAGTGGCTTTTTTGTACTTGATAGCTACTGTCCCCTTTTCGTCCCCTCAGGCCAGAGCTATATGTTGAACAAACCTTTGGTACAGGTGAGTAAAAATGTCACTTGAGCAAATATTCAAAGTGATTTTGGGCGTTACAACAGCCAGAAGGTCATTTGCTGGCCTGATGATGGTTTGTGGAGTAGTTCTCTCCCTTCGCTTTTTTGACCCCAAATTGAAAACCTTCATTCCCAATGCAACTGAAGTGACTTCTTTACTTTCTTTTCTTACAGGTACCTTTGCTGGATATCTCTTCTACTCTGCTATATTAAAGTGCTATCTATATGCGCTTGCATGGCGGAAGGAACGCATTGAAAAGCATCAAGAACTAACTCGTATCGCAAATGAAAAAAAACAAAGCGATCTGAAGATTCAAGACAGCCTCTCTAGATTCAAAAGCACTTATACCCACTTGGATGAACTAGAAATAGATACTATTCGACTATTGACTGATAAAGATGGACATCCCCTCCGTTCTGATAACTACACATTAAAGCAATTGAATAGAAATCACTGGGTTTGGAAGATTTCAGAACTGTCAGCGACTGAAGGCGTCTATAAAGTACATGGATATATTGCAAAGTATGTAATAGAGCAATGGGATGCAGAGATAAAAGAGAATGTGAATAAATTTTACAATCTTGAAAATCCTTTAAAGGATTTAATGCTGAACTTTCTAAAGAAAGGCAACGATAACACTGGATTTGATTATAATTTCCACTCATTCTATAACCACAAAAGCGATTTCCCCAAAATTTTCATATTCAAACTAGACAATCGCGGTGGTTCTATAAAGTTTGAGCCACGTTATAAAGAAGCTCTTGAGGAACAGTATTCATTGGTTTTTAAAGATTCTCTTTATGTTAGGTTCGTTTAGTTTCATTCAGAGTTCTGGTTTCTGAAAGGTGCGCTAATCACCGCTTTTCAGTTTCCCAAAATTGCAACTTAGTCTCTAAGCCGCGTCACTCTTGGGTTTACGTAATTAAATTTCCTGTACTATGCGGTGCAATTAGATCCTCACCCCTGACATAAAATTAAATTTCTTCTTATTTATCTGTAAGTTACACCTTCTCACTATTCATACACAGATCCTTTTCACTGAAAAAAACTGAATTTCTTTTCAATCTTTTCAGTTCGCGTTTTTGGTGAATCCACCAGTAATGGCGCTATCCGGGGTACTAGTTTGTAGAAAAATAAAACTGAAAAATTTAATCGTTCAAGAAACCGCAGGCGGGTGCGGTGTAGTGCCGTTTTTGTCTGTGAAGTATTTCTTTTGTCAGCATGTAGAGCCGTCAGTGCTTCGCTGTGCATTTGATCCTATTGAGGTATCTCGTGTGGTATCTGAGCATTGCAATGCGTACAGCGTGCGTTCTGTGCCGCCTGTTAACAGGCACAAAAAAACCCGCATTATGCGGGTTAGCGGAATACTCAATTTATATCAACCGATATGAAGCTATGGTTATCGGCAGGCTTTCTGACCAACATAGTATGCAATTGAACGGTCAATTATAGGTGCCATATTTGGATCTGGTGCTGAACCATTCATTTGCTCGATAGTGTCACCGCTTCCAAGATACTTGACCGTCGAGGCCGTACAGTCGTACAAGCGCTTAGAATATGACACTCCAGATGGTCCCTCTCTCTTGGTTGTTATCGTAGCCATATCACCGGTACGCGTCTTCTCTAAGACCGTATAGCTAGCCTTCGTATCCGTTGGCACAGTAAAAACTTCAGCGGCTAACACATTGAATGAAATTGCTGCGCCTACAGCTAACATAATGAAATTTTTCATATCCCTTTTCCTATCCTTTGAGTCAGCAATAATCCTATCGCAACAATCCTAACAAGGAACTGAGCAAACGACAAAGCCCGCGACATGCGCGGGCCGATGGGATGATCAGGCGATTATCTTCTGGTACTTACTCCGGGTCTGTCCTGCCTTCTCTGCCGTCTGGGTAAATGCTCCGGCATTGGTTGGCGTACCAACGCTGGGGTGTGAATGGCTCGCACATTGCTGCGCCAGCTCAGCCAGCAAATCAATGGTATCCAGCATCATGGTCAGGGTGTTGACGCTTTCACTGCCAATATGGACGGTTGGCCCCATAATCTGCTGACCACCCGCCGCCACCGATTTACGCAATGCGGCAATCTTTTCAGTCAGGGTTCCCCCCACATCAACATCCACGGTTCCGGCCACCTTAGTGGACTGTTTCCCGGTTATGTCAGTTTCGTCATTTCCTTCAATGCTGGCCAGCCTGTTGCCTTTCACCGCCTGGCTATAATCCCCTGCACTGACCTGCTGAATGGCTCCGGCCATCAGGGTGGCGGTACCCAGTACAGTGGTTTTGTCAGTGGCTTTAACTGTCGTTTCACGGCTGACCAGATCACGCTGTTCCGTATCGGCCTTGACCGTCCGCGCCATCGATGTTTCGCTGATGGTCTGATCGGTCTGCCTCACCCAGTCGCCAGCCTGGGTGACACGCTGCGACACTTCCGCCCGCTGCTGTTGCAGCTGCTCGCCGGGTTTAATATCCGGCAGACTGGTACCATCCGGCAATGTCTGCCTGATAAACGGTTTATCCGGGCGACCTCCGGTAAACGCAACTTCAACCAGCGTCCCTTCTGGCGGGAACTGGAACATGCCGGAGTCATTCCCGGCCATAGGTACTGGCAGCGGCACCGCAGAATACACCGGTGTCTGGTTATCCGGGTTGCCGTCTGCATCGAGCAGCTGCACATCAACGGCATAGCGCGGCCGGAACGGATCGGCAAAATTACCGCTTTTCACAGTTTCACTGGGTGCCACCACTCTGGCCAGTTTTGGCAGGTGCAGCCCGGAAGCCAGCTCCGGGTAATGGCTTTCAATCTGGCGCTGTGCCGGTGTTTTCTGTAATGGCTGACCTGTCGCGCGGTTTCTGGGTGTCCAGGTGATGGCCATGGTGTCATTGGTAAGATGAACTTTGGTCACGCGCTCCCCGTTCAGCTCCACACCCGGCCGCAAGCTCTGGATCACCGGCAGTGTAATGGAATTACCGCCAGCAGCCCCCTGGCTGAACTCAGCCGGAATATCTACCGGGCGACCGGCAAACATCGCTTTTTCCGCACCGCCCACATACAGGGAACCATCCGGTAACTGGTACCAGATGTAATCCGGGATACTGAACGCCCTGCCCAGATTATTCAGCAACTGATAGCCCGTGCCGTTATGGGTAAAATGGGGGATCGGTTTATCGCTGTAAGAGGCATCCGGCACACTGACAGCAATTCCGCTGTTTTCCTCCAGCCAGCTGGCTACCTTGCGCAAAGTGGGATGCTGAAATGAACATGGCCACATCCTTTCAAATACGCCAACCAACTCGCGCACAAACAGACGCTGAAAGCCGTTTTCGGCGGGTTGTGAGCGTTCCACATAACCAGTAAACCAGCGCAAAAGCAGATCGGAATACCCCACATCCAGCCGCACCAGTTTCCCGGTGTAATCCGTAGTTGTCTGTGCAGTGATAAATCCTCGGCCGCAGCTGTTCAGCTCCAGCACCAGGCTGGCATCAGCCAGGTGAACTTCATCCGTTGAAAGGTACAAGCGTTTAACTGGTTTCATCATTAACCCAAAGCATCATTGACGGGTTTCAGCACCCGTTTTTCAAACCACGTCAGTTTTTCTTCATCTTCCCCGGCACTCTGACCGCCCGATTGTCCCGCATTACCGGCAGTCTGTTTTTTGGCAGACGTTTTGCCTGTTGCCCTGGCTTCCCGCTTTTCCTGCACGCTGATATGTTCTGCCAGGGTGAACGTGACCAGCCAGGCCATTTTCCCGTCCTGCTGCGGGGCATCAAGCATCCCACTGAATGTCGCCTCACGAAAATTCACGGCTCTGGCCACTTCATGCGCCACGCGGTATTTCTGGCGATTTCCTCCGGCATCCGTGGCGCTGGCCAGCTCAAAAATACGCTTCAGGATCTCCGGGCTTTTAAAAGGAATTTCGCCACTGATACGCAGCTCTTTCCCTTTTGCCCCCTGTTCTGATTTGGTTGTGGCGCTTGTCTGGCCGGACTGGTCTTTATCCTGAAACTGCTGCGATACGGTCACGCGCATGTTTTTCAGCTGGATAGCCTCGCCATTAAGCGCCAGCGTTGGGATCGAAGTCATGAATCATTCCCTTTATTCCATCCAGATTGTCCCCGACCAGCATTACCGCCGCGGTATAGACGGCTGACGGTTGCGGGATATCCTTTACCAGTTCCAGCAGCGTGGTGGCCGTATCGCCGGTGCTGGTAAACACCCACGCCCTGGCACTTTTTCCCTGCAAATCATTCAGCCCGCTGGCCACATCACTGATCAGGCTGTCGCGCAGCTGCGCGAACTCACCCATTTGCTGCTTTAATCCGTCCAGGCTGAATCCCGCACTGGCTGCTTTCTGAGCCTGGCTGACAGCCGCCGCAGACAATGCCGCCCTGGTGGTTGAAACTGACAGCGGAATGGCAACCGGCAACCCCGCCCCGGCTTTAGCGGGGATCTGCATTTTTTCGATGGCCAGCGCCGCAGCGGATTGCGCCAGGCGTTTTACCTGAGTGAATGCCGGTGCAGGGAAAACATCCACCAGACCGTTGAGACGGGTCATAAAATTCTCATGCGTCTGACCTGTCACCATCATGATCATCACATCGGCATTCCCGCCCGTTCCGGCCAGCCTTTCAGCAAGATAGCGGACGGCATTCACCGGGCTGAGATATGCCCCGTTATCCGTCTGTTGCCCAAGGCCATTAATCCACGGATGCGCCGGAACAACGGAACAATTCAGCGCGGCCAGCGAGTCAGTAAAAGCCAGACGCGCTTCACGCCACATCAGGCACCTCCGGCCAGTTAATATCTGGCGCTGTGCTCAGATCCAGACGGCGCAAAGCAGTACGGTAAGCGCGCAGTGTCGCCAGTTCAGTTTCTTCATCGGATGAAATATCACCGTCTTTTTGTGCGTCCTCCAGCCAGTCAATACGCGTTGTAACCTCAGCCATGCGGCTGTCACGTTCCGCTTCAGCGTCAGCCAGGTGATTGTGGATTTGCTGCAATTTTCCGTCTTTATAAAACCAGTCATCCCCCAGCGTGACGCGCAAATTAGCTTTTGTGGCCGGAAGCTCTGCAACGCTCATATTGACCGGAAAAAAGGCATGAATATTTGTCGAGAATGTTCTGACACGACCATCATCGTCATAGCCAATTTTCAGCGTTTTAGATTCATCAAATAACTTAATAACGTCATACCAGTCATTGCCTTTATCATCCTGCAAAAACAGAACGTTCTGACCGTCAATAATCTTGGGTCTGTCAGTAGTGTCTGGTGTATATGGGGTGAATTTGCCAAAGCTCTGCATCTTTATTCCCTTTTAATTGATGACATACCAGGTGTTATTCACAAGTTTTCGTGTATAGCGGATCTGAATCCAGCCAACGTTGCTGGAACCACCCACCATTGAAAAGTTATACATAGCCGCACCATCAGTCGGGCGCATATACCCACGTCCATCCCAGAACTGAAATTCAGAAGGCGCAGTAAGGTCGATATTCTGGACAAAGTTTTGCAATACCCAGGCCTGGGTTGCGTAGTTATCTCTTGGCTGAAATGTGGCGGCAAGATAATCCGACAGCCAACGGTTGCCCCATATAGAGCCGTAAATGTTCCCATCAGCTGCCAGACGTGCTGAACCGTTACCCGACTGAACCTCTCCTGTAGCAATGCAATTTCCATTAACTTTTAACGGCTTCATGCTCTCAATGAGGCTGCTAATAAACCGTAGAACATGCGCTGAATTCGCGTAGACATTCAGGATTCCATCGCCTTCCTGTTTAAAGCCGGTATCGTTATCACCAAAAACAATTGAGTTACCACCGAGGGCGTTCTCCGTCCCAATTCCCACCGGACCAGTAATCGCGCCGCCAGTTATCGGTAATGCGCCAACCTCACCGGCAGTCGGCTTATAGATCGCGTTGTAGTCTACTACCCACGCAGTTTGCACAGACATGTCGCCGTTCCATGTCTGACGGCTGGCCTTCATTCCATGATGCGTGAAATATTGCTGCAACCATACATCGCCTGAACGCCCCACGAACATGAAGCCGTAGCCATACAGTTTGCTACCATTCCGATCGGTCGGAAAATCAGCAACAGAGTCAGGATTTGCAACGCTTACCAGCCACCATCCAGGCGTAGCAGCAGAAGCCATCGTACCGTTATCTGTGATAGTCCCTAGGGGATAGTTCGGTATGGCGCCAACATTATTCAAAAACAGATTTTTGTCAGGTACATCCGCGCCGTTCTGGTCTTTTTGCAGTGCCCCTGCCGCCTTATTAACCGTATCCTGCAAACCAATATTTTGAACAAACAACGGCGGGTTCGGGATATCGGCACCATTACGCTCTTTTGCAAGACGCGCGTTTGCGTTATCCATCGCGATTTTAACTGCTTTCGGCGTTGCGGCCTGTTCTTCACTGGTGCTGTCTGTCGCACTGCTTAACCGGGTAAATCCCTTCTCGCTGGTCGTGGCATCAGGGTGATTACGCGATTGCTCATGCTTTTTCAGCGCATCACTGGCCTGTTGTTCGTTCAGCGTCCCTTTGGGCCGTAAATCCGTGATATTGCCGTTCACATCAATGCTGGCCACGGCAAACACATAATGCTGAACGCCGTTCTGCACGTAATCTGCCAGGTTTTCCGCCACAGTGATTTTGCTCTGAACATTCCAGGCACTGGTCAGTGCTCCCGTCCAGCACACATCCAGCCAGACTTTTACCGGCTTTGTCGTCACGGTGATATTCTGATTTGCAGCCAGTGACGTACGCAGTCCCGCCACATAGCCGGTACCTTTGGTCACAAAGAACTGATTGCCCGTTTTACCGACCAGCCAGCCATCGCCAAAGAATGCCGCAGCCCCGTAAATATCCGTATTTTCCAGGCGCTGGCGTTCATCCATTCCGGCCATACGCGCCGTGAAGTCAATCTGCCAGGTTTCAGCCGGTGTATTAATCCCGGTTTCAGTCTGTGCGCCGTTGTACTCCATCAGAAACGAACGGGTAAGCACATTCCCCTGCTGCCCTTCCGCTGTTTTCAGCTTTTGCTGTAAGGGCGCATGAACAATCATGGCCAGGGTGCCGCTGGCCTTATTCAGCAGACCGATCCAGTTGAAACTGAAATCGCCCACGTCAGCGCCCAGAACGGCGGAATACACCACGCCATTTTCATTCACCACGCCAGTGCGGGTAACAGGCTGCCGGTGCACAATCTGCTCCACAGGTGGCAGTGCTTCATTCCGGTCAACGGGTGTATCCGGGTTCAGTCCTGGCACATTCGCAAACACAAATTCATCCAGTAACACCGGCTCGCCGGTTGCACCCTGCTGCGCTTTCCAGTGCTCAAATGCCAGCGTGATAGCTGTCTGTGACATAAAAACTCCTTACAAACCTGCGCTGAATGTCGCGCTTCGGGTTTCCGTCCCTGCTAACGAAGCCGGATAAACCACGTATTCCCCCTGATCCCATCCGGCTCTGATAGCCATTTTTTCCGATGTGATCACCTCAAACTGATAACGGCGGCATGTTCGCCCGTACTGCCGAATTATCTGGATAAGCAGCTGCGTGTTGTCCGCTATCTGGCTGTCTGTCACACGTACCAGGATCACATCCCAGTCAATACCTGGCTGACGCTCCCGCAGCTCCACATATCCAATGCCCAGCCGTTCAAAGATGTTGATAAATCCCTCAACGGAACCGGCATCACGCGCATTCACGAAAGCAAACGCCACCCGTTTGCGGAACAGACTCAATGGCTCACCATCAAAGCGGGTTATGTCCCGGTCATACGCCAGCAGGTTCAGTAATGCCGGTGTGCAGGTCAGCGGATCAAACTGGTTCAGTGGCCAGGTTATCCAGCCGTAAACCTCCGCCCAGAATCGCCGGGCTGTTTTCAGCAGCTTGTTCGGCTCCCCCTGATTCATCCAGGAGGGAAGCACCATCCCGGCCAGCTTTTTCATGAACTCATTCATTCTCAAGACTCACTACCAGTGACTTCAGGCGCGGCACATTCAGCTCACTGGTAATGTCACCCAGTGAAAAGGACAGCGAATCCGCCAGCGCAAAGGTTTTGTGGATCTCCCGCCCCAACTGAGAAAACGAGAACCGCGAATATGGCCACGTCTTTCTGACGTCAAAATCAGCGTTTTCACGAAAAGCACAGCGGATCATGTTTTCAATCCCGGCCTTCAGGCTGTTCCGTTCATCGTCTGTCAGGTTGGCCAGATTTCTGACATAGACAGTAACGGCCAGATCGTGACGGGTTTCCGGCATGGCATAACACTGCATATCGTCGCCGTGGCCGTGGTGTCCCTGCGTGTTGATGTAATCATTCACCGCATTCACAAACGGCGCGGAAGCCACCCCGCTGTCCAGCAATAAATAGGCGTTTGCGGTACCCGGTCCCCTCGGTGCTTCATGCTCAAAGAAAATCCGCTCAATACTCAGCCCGGCAACACCGGCAATCATTGAACGGTAAACCGCATCCGTGTGGTAATTGCCCACCAGGTTGAACTGGTTGCGGCAGCGTTCACGCAGTTCATCATCACTTTCTTCATCGGCACCCGGCACTGTCAGCCAGTTTTCCTCACTGGCCACATGGCTGATACCATCCACGGCCACAGGCAAAATGCGGTAATACCCTGGCGCAAGGTTATAGGCTCCCCCGGTTCCGGTGGCTTTCACCGGCAGCAATGCGCTGGCCGTGCCGGAAGGGATCACCACATCACCCATGGTCGCCAGTTCGTATACCCTGCCGTTGATGCGTTCAGTCTGGATAACCGTCCCGGCCTTCACCGTCACAACAGCTCTGGCATCTTCCTTAAAGAAGCGGATCACACCCTGCGCAGCGCTGGCGGGTTTCGCCGTCACGTTCACCGCCCAGGCCAGCAGACGCAACATGCTCCCGCTGGCCGTGGCCACAAACATATTGGCCAGCACCGTGGACACCAGAACCTCTTTCAGCCACATCACCGGCGCAGTCACAATGGCCGTGACTAACCGCCAGAACGGTGACATGCGGGATGTGTTAGTGATCATGCCTTCCTCAGCCGCAATCGCATTAAAGCGATCCCGTACTTCAGATTCCGTCACCGGCATCCCGCTGGCCTTCACCACTTCCTCAAAATCAACCTGCGGTTTTTCTGTCATAAATCCACCTGCGCAGAAATGCCGCCAAAATCATAGGTGCTGGCCGTTATCCATAATCGTTTCTGGCTTTCCTCACTGATTTCCACTGTTCCCGGAATAATCCGTTCATCATCTTCAATCAGTAATTCCATACGGGTAAAAATATCCGCCCGCATTGTTGGGCTGCGTTCGGCAATCAGTTCCGTTGCCAGTCCGCTTTCAATAATGGAATGAATAATGTCCTGTCCGATACTTTTACGGTTATTACACAGTTCAGGTTCATATCCGGTATTCAGAACAAAATCACCGCCCTGAATAAGCAAATCAATATAAAGGCTCTCACTCATGCGCCCAGCTCCTGAAATTCCATTAACTGACCGGGTGTAATCATTTCTTTCGGATAAATGTTTACCGTGTCAATTTTCCGGCTATTGTCGGTCACGGACTTAGCATTACTGTTAATCGTTTTGGTAATTCCGCCCTTCTCAATGCCTTTTAATTCACCTCCGGTTAAAAGCCTGTCTGGGGTGAAACTATTTTGCGTCACCGCAGGAAGTGCGCCTTCAGCTTTTGCGGATTGTTTTAACTCTGGTACCGGATACACCGCTGTTTCATTTTTAGCGATACCTGCTGAAGCAGCGCCCGCCAGTTCAATATCAACACCCGGAATATTATTTAATTTACTTACAATCCAGTTCCATGATTTCAGAAAGCCGTTTTTAACCGACAGCCAGACATTATCAAACAATGACACAATGCCCGTGGCCAGCCCGCTTAATGCCTGAGAAGGAGAAAACCCGGTCAGCATGGAAATAAAACTGTTCCAGCCTTCGCTGATAAACTGCCAGGCTGAAGCAAACACCCCGGCAAGCCATGCCACTACCCTGGCGCATGCCTGAAATGCAGCGGTATCCATGACCGCGTTCTTTACCGTGTCCCAGTGTTTAATCAGCAGCCAGCAACCGGCAGCAAGTAAGGCAACGGCACCAATCACAAGCAGGATCGGCCAGCTCATCAGATTGATACCTATCCCGGCCATCATTGCCGCCATACGAACCGCCAGCAACGTACCGCGCAGAAATTTCAGCGTGGCGTTCCAGGCAACCACGGCAATGTTCCCCAGCCAGACAGTGGCGGTGTAGATTTTCGTGACGGCCGTCAGCGCTACCCAGATCCCGCGCAACCCCATCATGATGAATCTGGAGACACCCATCACGATGTTGGCGACTGCGCCCACAGCCGCAAAGCTGAGCAAGGCCATTGCCGCATACCCGACAACACGCGCAATGTTGGGAAACAGCTGCATCCAGCGGGCAAAGGTCTGCCCCATATCGGCCAGGCGATTCAGTACCGGATATAACACCGGGATCAGCGTCAGGCCAATCACGGTCTGGATAGCCTTCAGGATTGCGACAAAGCGATCCCACGGCTTCACCATTTTCTGCGCCATTTCCTGGGTACGCTTCAGACCATCAGCACCGCCCAGTTCTGTGATATTGCGCTGAAGCAGCGCCACATTGCCATAAAGGTGTTTCACCACAGCCGAACTGTCACCAAATGCCGCATCCAGCTCAGCCTGGGCTTTCAGGTTCCCTTCCAGGCTTTTGCCATACTTGCCCTGTAACTTGATCAGCATTTCAGGCATGGACAGCATTTTGCCGGTGGAATCCGTGAAGGACAGCCCCAGCTTTTTACCGCCCTCAATGGCTCCGGTCATAAAGCCTTCATAAGCGCTGCTGGCTTCCGTGCCCAGTGTCCGCTGAAGCTGTCCCAGCACGGCCAGCTGTTCATCCAGTCCCACGCCGTAGTTGGTACCCACGCCGCGCGCCCCTTCCATCAAATCCTTGATAGCGGCCATTTCCGTGCCAAAGGTTTTGCGCATGTACACCATTTTTCCGGCCAGCTGTTCAGCAAACTCAACCTTTCCCAGCCGGTTGGCATCGGCGGAGAAGTTACCGAACATCTGCCCCATAAACTCAGCGGTTTCCGCTGCGGTGGATTTGAGCGCAAACGCCAGGGTATTAGCGACTTTCGTCACTTTCGGCAGCTCATTCCCGGTCAGCCCGGCAATGGAGGCGTTTATACTTTCCGTGGACTGGACGAACTCCACCGCGCTGGCACCGTAGGTTGTACTGAAGCGCAGCGCATCACGCTGAACGGCCTTAAGAGCAGAATCATCGATCCCTTTTGCGGCCGCATCATTCAGCGCGTCATACATTTCAATGGCGGGCATCAGCGCACCTTTAATGGCCATCCCTGTACCCGCCAGCGCCAGAACACCGCCGCCAGTCTGCATAAAGGCTTCTTTTGATTTTTCAGCAAAGCCCGTTACGTTGCCCTGCGCCTGTTTTAACGGGCGGGACAATTTATCAATAAGGCTTAATGTAAAATCTAACTGTTTCATTCAGTGCCTTTAAATGCTTTAGCCACGCCATTAGCCACGGCTATTCCCGTATATTCCCAGTGACGGTTATCCAGCCATATAGCGGCGGCAATATCGTCAACAGAATCCTGACCATGTGGTAAATAATGACGGCGAAGAATTAAATACTGTTCGAGTCCATTTCGTTCAATATCATGGACTCGCTTTGTCAGTTTTTTACTTCAATCTCCAGTTCCGGCGCGTAAATATCATTAACCTTACTGACCAGTTGCAGTGCTGCACCCGGACGTTTTAATACGTCAATCAGTGCTTCTTTCGTTTCCGGGGTAACAATACGCATCAGATAATTATTTGCAGGTGCAACTTTATTATCCATCGCCATTTCATTAATCAGTTTATTGTAGGCAGTCTGATTAGGTTCAAAAACAATATCTGCACCACAAACACACAGTTTAATTTGTTCCATAAATAACACGCTCTCTTAAATTAATTTCATCGACTAACTGATTATGACGCGCCGCACACTGGCCATATATTTCAAGGTAAGCAGTCAGCAGTTCCGCTGCATCTTTACCTGTTGCCCCGTTCAGGCGCGGCAGCTGCGTGGCGCATCGTGTTTTCAGGTTTTCCTGATAACGCACGTTCGGTACCGGCGACGGCGCTGTTGTACATGCTGACAAACTCATCAGACAGGCACCTGTTAGTAAAAATCGGCTTAAGCACTTCCGTGCGGATCTCTCGCGGTTGCGCATTTCTTAGCGCCTCCAGTTTATCTTCCAGCTCCCTGGCGGAATCACTGGCAATGCCCTGCATAGCCTTTCGCGATTCATTGCCAGCGACCTGCGCCGCCATATTGATTGCCAGCTCCAGACTGTCGCGCCGCCAGTCAGCTGTCAGCCAACCCCAGACAAACGCCAGCGCCACCACAACCAGCCACTGCGCGTGACTCATCAGCGCACCCCGTTATGTTCCAGGCTGAAATGATTACCATCCGGTCTGGATTTGAAGCGCCCGCCCCAGCTTCCGCCCAGTGATTCCCAGTATTCACCCAGCGGCAGATAGTCCTCTGTACGGGTCTGGTACTGGCCATTCACAAACAGGTTAAAATCCACGGCCAGACGCTGGGTGTGCAGACTGTTCGAAATACCGCTGCCCTTCTTCGCGTTCAGCGCCGCCTGTTCCGGGGTGCGGTACGCTTCACCAAACGTCAGCCGGTAGCCGCGTTCTTCTGCCCAGTGGATCAGGTTGGCCACCATGACGGTAAACAGCTGCTGCTTTTCACTCAGGGTCATTTGTCACGCTCCCGTTCTTCTTTCCCGCTGCACGTCTGCGCAGCCACATTTCAACAGCCTGATAACCTGCAATACCCAGCGCTGCCCCCAGTCCCTGAATTGCCAGCGGGCTGGCCTCCGGGATTTGAATCAGCACCGCGCCAGCGATGACTGAAACAAAACTGCCCAGGATCACACGGCTGATAAACAGGCGCGGTGTAATGGGATCATCACTGGCCAGCACCTTCGCAACAGCAATGAGCGCCCCCATAATCAGCAGTGAATAAAGGCTCTTTTCATGTTCCTGCATTCCGGCTTCCTTATCCGATCAGGTTTTCCGTGGCTTCCGCTTCCAGATACGGCACACCGTTGATGTTCACGAACTTGGGACTGGTCACAAAATATTTGATTTTGTGCGTCGCCACACCGCCGCCCTTTGGATCGATATCCAGCAGATTACTCAGCTGGAGTTTGTTACCGAACGATTCCACTTTCATTTCTTCGCTGCCCGCTTTGGCATAGAAAAGAAAATCCAGCGGCGGAATACCACGCCACGAACCTGCGGCGCGGGCTTTAGCCGTCAGTACGCCCAGCACTTTGGAACTGACTTCAATTTCTCCCTCTGCGGCCACATCACCATCAACATGGCCATCCGGCACACCACGGGTCTGGGCGGCGGCGCTGTTATCCGTGATATCGAGTGTGATTTTCTCGATATGGATCAGATCGCCATCAAGATAGGTATCAAACGACATACCCGAAATACGTTTACTCATGCAGCGCCCTCCAGACTGGCATCCAGTAACAGACTGATGGTGATTTGCAGCGGAACTTCCCAGGTGCGTACCACCAGATAAATATCCACCGTCTTTTTGTTCTTCCAGACAATGGTCACGTCACCGTCCTGCGGCGGCTTTACTTCCCCCGGAAATGACACGCCATTGATACTGGCCGCTGTGGACATTTCACGCAGTGGACGCGCAAACAACGTCTGGTGTGCAGCGATGCTGCCCGGTGTGCTGTTCAGTGAACGATCCGCAATTTTGCTGATAGCCAGCAGACGTACACGACGCGCCGCTTTATCGGCAACACGCAGGGTTTCAATAGACTGATAATCGCCGCCTTCCACATCCAGCGTTCGCCCGTCAGCCCAGTAAAAACCGTCATAATCCGGGTACCACATCGGCACACTAAAGCGCTGGGCTTCCAGTGCCTGAAGCGTGGCCAGCTCCAGTACAGCCCCGGTACCATCAACCGGCATTTCATCACTGCCCAGATTCAGCAGCGCCCCGGTTTTCACACGGGCAGGACTGTCTGCGATAGTCACGGCACGACTGCACAGACGGCCAGCCAGCACACCCGGCTCATTTCCCCACAGACGCGGAACCAGTTGCACCGCCTTCTCTGCAATACCATCCTGAATAGCAGACACACGGGTCAGGTAATCCGCCTGGGCTTCTTCCTCCTGCATTCCCTGCACGGCCAGAATGAACCACACCCAGCGCCCATATTTAGAAATCAGCGTGGATCGTAACGTCGCCGCCTGATTCACCGGGGCTTTGGCCGTCACATCACTGGACAGCACTACCCCTTCCACCGAACACACCACCTGTGCGGCCAGAACCGCTTTCACCCAGGCATCGTCCTCAGCATCTGCGGGCAGCACATGAATAAATGCCCACCAGTTCTGACCGGCGTTTGCCAGCGCCGCCAGAACATCGCTTTTCAGCGGGCTTTCCCCTTCTCCCAGCAGTGCATCAAAATCACTCTGGGCATTCACCGCCAGCGTTTTCCCCACATTTTTGGTACCCGTACCGATAAACAGCAGCGTGCGTTCCACTTCATTGGTTTCACCCAGCAGCTGGTTTACCTGGTTCACGGTCACGTTTGGCCAGGTCATGTTTTCCCCTTAATATCCTGCGCCTTAACATCCCAGCCAAAGCCGATGGCCTGAAGCTGACGCGCCAGCGCGTTATCAAATTCATCGTCACTCATGCCCAGAAAGACACGGGCAGGAAGATCCACTGTCCAGCTGGTTTTCACCGCCTTACCGCTAAGTTTTCGAATCAGTAGCCCCGCCCGGCTGTATGGCATCGTTTGGGTTAACTCGCCCAGCGTGGGCTTTTTCCAGCGTTTACCGGTGCGTACCCGGTACCCCAGCGCCCGCAGTTTTTTGGCCTGGGCTGGCGTGGCCATTTTTCCGGCCTCCACCTTCCGTGGCTGGCTGCGACGGCTGACACTGACGCGCATCCCGTTTTGTTGCGCATATCCTACTGTCCCGGCCGGTACCGGCGTTTCCCCGTTCCGGTAGCCACCACCCTGCAAATAGATCCGTACCGCCTGAATTTCTGGCATTTCACGGATATGCAGCAGTTTTGGCAGGTTCCGCAGCATCTTCCCTTTGCGCTTCGTTTTACGCCCCGGCCACTTCTGACCATCCGGTGCTTCCTGATTGCGAACGTGCCGTTTTGCGGCGGCAATCACGCCGTATTTGGCCAGCCTCCAGATAAGGCGCTGGCGCTTTTTGGGTGGCAGCTCCATGCTGGCCAGTGATTTACGCAACTCTGCAAGCTGCTTTTTATTCAGCTCACCACCGGCAATCATTCGTTACCGCCTACCGGCGCACCGGTTTCATCCACGCCATAAATATTGGCGGTGATCGCTATCCAGACCTCAGGGTTAACCAGCGACCAGCGTTTCCCCTGCCACGGGATCGCCCCGTTTTCGTCCTCCCTGATCACCAGTTCTTCCGCCATTGGTACGGTCAGTACAATGGTGGCGGTTTCCTCATCCTCCACTGACACATCCCAGTCCGGTTCAGCTTCAGTCAGACCGACTTCATCCAGTAATTCCCTGTCAGCCTCATCCAGCCACGCGGCCAGCAGCGACATAAGCAACTGCGGCGGACACAGGCGGTACGGGAAACGCTGCCAGCTGATTACCGCGTCATAGCGAATCACCGCCTGGCGGTACTGTCCCAGTCCGTAATCCTTCGCGGCGGGGATGAACTTCATTTCATCCAGCACACTGTCAAATGACTGCATGGCGCGCGGCGGCACGTTTTGCTGAAAAAATGCGGTCAGGCTCTCAAGCTGTGTCTGGCTCATACTTTTTTCACCGTTGCCCGTTTAAGCCCCTTCATGCGGCGGATAACCACTGAAGCCTCAGCCAGTAGCCCGGCGCGGGTTTCCATACTCTCCTGCCCCGGATGGGTTTCACGTCGCCCGACAGTGGCGAACTCCCCCAGCAGATCCGCTTTTGCCCTGGCAAATACCGCTTTCATGTACTGGGCACACAAACTGTTAAGCCCGCCCATTTTTACGCCCGGAACATCTGCTGCCAGCGTGTGGCCTTTTGCTTTCCAGCTGGCCTCCACGTTTTCCAGCTCGGCATTCACCTCCGCGACTGCGGCCAGCAGCGCCTGACTGATGGTGTCCGCGTCGATATCGGCTGGCAGTGACCGCTGCGCCTGAAAGTCCTTCAGATTTAGATCTGGCCAGAACCCGTTATTCGTCAGCGGCTCATCCTGATAATCCAGCGGTTTTCCGCTAAACATAATTCCCCCGAAAAAGGCGGACTGACCGGTTTCCACGGCACAGTGACACACGGAGTGTTCTGCCCTCCACCGCGTCCGCCTGGCTTGCGGTAGTCTTTACCCCTGCGTCAGTTTTCGGATACGGGCGGCAATCGTCTGCCGTGCCGTTCTGACGCCGATTTTTAAATAGTATTTTTCTGCGGTGGCCAGCAGTTGATCGGCTTTCTCCAGCGTTTCAATGTCGTCCACACTCGCGGCCGTTGTCTGGCCATCTTCGCCGCGCAGCAGCTCCAGCCCGGCAAACTTGAACCACTTGGCCGTAACCTGTTCATGCAACCGCCAGGTACTGGCGACACGCTCAAATGTGCGGGAAAAATACGGCTCAACACTTTCCCCGCGCCCTGATGTTTCCTGCGCCCAGGCCAGCATCGTATCGGCCACGAACGTGGGAAAATTGCTGCGCAACCGATCCGGGGTTGCCTGCTGCTGGCTGATTGCAATGTCAGCCCAGTCCAGCGCCTTATCCAGATCGCCCACGTCAAACAGCCAGATAACACACCAGGCAAACACCGGGTTGGCGTACACCTGCCCGCTTTCCAGATACGCTTCCACAGTCGGTGTCCAGCGCGGCAACAACACATCCCGCTTAAACTCAACGCGATCCGCGATTGTCGGCAGGTTACGGGCATGTTCCACATCCGTTTCCAGCGCCTTAATCAACAGGTGCATGCTTTCTGTGGTTTCCAGTGCCTGACTGCGTTTCAGCTTTTGTTCCATCGCAATGCGCTGGCTGTGACGCTGCGCGGGAGAAAGTGCCATTTATCAGCCCTCTGCTGGTTCGGAAACCTTGCCAATGGTCACGGCGGATTCATCAATGGCCGCATACAGCTCCGGCACTTCAACCGCATAGCCTTCATTGCGCAGGTATTTGTTTTCGAACTGCTTACGGTCTTCAACAAATTCCGCCTTACGCATGCGGGTGTTGCGCTGGGTGTAAATATGCAAATTAGAAAGCGGCGTGACGACCATACGTTTACCCGGCATAAACGGCGGGATAACAGCAGGACGGCCAGCAATAGTGCTGCCCAGCATCTGCGCCGCAATTTTCTCAGTCGGGCGGTCTGCGGCCTGATACAGTCGGTACTGCTCAGCGGCGACCAGATCGGCACCGACCAGAACCACCAGGCGCGGGTCATTGCGGAACTGGGCAGGAATCTTGGCGTTAATCAGGTCTGAAGCCATTGCATCCAGTGACTTGTAATCCCCGGCTTCATCCAGCACGACCGGATCGGTCATAATCTGATTACCACCAAGCAGCGTTTTCATACGCTCATGCCAGCCGATGTTTACATCTTCACCGTTCGGGTTATCCGTTGGATTCGTCGTTTTTGCACGACTCTTACCGTTAAAACCAATACGCAGCATATCCAGCGCAAAAGCCTGTGTGGTAAACGCCTGGACCAGGTTGTAAAACTCGTTTTCGTCCTTACCGGCATTTGCCCAGACCGAAAGCAGATCCCAGCGCAGTGCGGCGCAGCTGTCCGTTTCAACCAGTGAGTAGTCATTGCCGTCCACGCCAACCTGACGAACAAAGCGGCCATTTTCACTGCGGCCGGTATGCAGCACTGAGGAACCGACAGAAATCACCTGGCCACTCAGCTGGTCAACGTCCAGACAGGTGATCATGTTCAGGAACTCCACGGACTCCAGCAGCGCCAGACGCAGCGCATTTTCCTGCGGGTCATTCAGGGAAAAATAACGACTGGTATCACGTGCGCCAAACTGCTGCGCCATACCACTCGAATATTTATCCAGTAAATCCCGTGCACGGTTATTAAGGTGCATAAAACTCCCTCGCGATTAAGCGATAATAAAAATGTTTTGTACTAATTAACGTCAGAACGTATTACAGGAAATTAAATTTACCCGCTTTTTCTGAAATCTTACGCCCCGGTGTACGGGTGGATTTATTACCCAGATCGTTAAAACGTTTAACGATATCTTTTGCATTATCACGAATAGCCGCAAATTCTTCGGTATCGACCACTTCCGCAATGGTATCCACATCACCCTGAACATCATTCAGCTGATTTTCAATTTTGGCCACACGGCCTTCCAGTTCGTTTACCGCGTTGGCCAGCGCCTGTAACTTATCATCACCCTGCGCGGTATCATCAGGCGGCGTTTCATCTTCAAACTTCGGTTTAATACCAAACAATTTTTGCCAGTTCTTCATTCGTATATCCTGTTTAATTTTTCCGTCACGGGAAATCACGCAACTGTAATATCCCTGCTTAGATAATTTTTTGCGCCGACTACTAAAGCGCAGCCGTGTGGTGCCAACACTGGCGGGAGTATCTGTTACCGCCAGCCCCTTGAGGTATGTACGCCCACTACCGCGCCAGTTTTCTTCCGGTTCAATCGAGAAGAACAGGAGCTGATCTTCATGGTTGGCGAAAATTAAACGCATATTCGGGCAAAGGCTGACGTAAAGCCGCGCCAGTCCGTCATCTCCATCATGCCAGGTGGCCTCCAGCACCTCCCCAAAATTACCGCAATCATCCTCGTGTTCTGGCCAGATTAGAGCGACATAGTGGTTATAGTCATAGGTTTCCCCCATATCGATAATCCACTGGCGTTTAATTTCTCTGCCGTCAACGGTATCCCCTTCGGTAGCAACACACAGCCAGTCAGTTTTTAAATGCGACATATCCCCCCTGATTTATTCACCGACGCTGCAAATCAATTATTGCCAAATAAAACCACCACCGCATCACGCTTTATTCTGAACAGTTCGGTTATCACGTATTACCGAACAGACGCGAATTAACACCACCGTTTTTTCATAACAGCCACGGCATAATTATCCGCATGGCTAAATACTCAGAAGAACTAAAAGGCGTTGTCCGCGCACTTTATTTGCGCCGCTATACGCCAAAAGAAATTGCATCAGAACTAAATCTGCCGAATGCGCGGATCGTTTACTACTGGGCTGAGAAATACAGCTGGGCGGATTTACTCAGCTTTGAAAGTACAGAGGAGGCAATTGAACGCCGCTACCAGCTGCTGGCCAGCCGCGATAATAAAACCGATCTCGACCTGAAAGAAATGGACATGCTGATTGCCCACGCCACAAAGCTGCGTGCTCAAAGCAATAAGCATAAAGAAAAGATGGCCAGCGGCCAGAGTAACGGTCAGGCAGCTGCGCGGGACAGCAACAGCGATGAACCGCGCCCCAAACGCAAAAACAGGAAAAACGATATTTCTTCTCTGACTCAGGCGGATTTTGACACCTGGGCGGATGAACATCTTTTTGAATACCAGAAACACCTGCGCAGGAATATTGGCCAGCAGGTCAGGAACATCCTTAAAAGCCGCCAGATCGGTGCCACCTGGTACTTTGCATTTGAAGCCTTTGAAAACGCGGTCATGACAGGCGATCCGCAAATCTTCCTGTCAGCCTCCAAAGTCCAGGCGGAATACTTCCGGTCTTACATCGTCAACATTGCAGAGCAGTATTTTGGCATCACGCTGACCGGCAACCCGATCCGCCTCAGCAACGGCGCTGAACTGCGTTTTCTCTCAACCAACAAAAACACGGCACAGTCTTACAGTGGCCACCTGTACTGTGACGAATATTTCTGGGTGCCTAACTTCGCCAGGCTTAACGAAGTGGCCAGCGCAATGGCCACCCATGACAAATGGCGCACCACCTACTTTTCAACGCCATCGGCCAAAACACACCAGGCTTACCCGTTCTGGACGGGTGAGGAATGGAAACAGGGCAGCAAAAAACGCGCGGCCGCCCAGTTCCCGTCCTTTGATGAAATGCGCAACGGCGGACGGCTTTGCCCGGATGGGCAGTGGCGCTATGTCATCACAATGGAGGATGCCATTGCGGGCGGCTTCAACCTGGCCAACATCGAGAAGCTGCGCAACCGCTACAACACGGCCACCTTCAACATGCTCTATATGTGCGTGTTCGTGGACAGCAAGGATTCCGTATTCAGCTTTTCTGACCTGGAAGCCTGCGGTGTGGAGGTGGACACCTGGCAGGATCACAACCCGGACGCTGCACGGCCATTTGGTGACAGGCCAGTATGGGGAGGCTTTGACCCGGCACGCAGCGGCGATTTGTCGTGTTTTGTGATTATTGCCCCGCCGATGTACGCCGCAGAGAAATTCCGCGTTCTGAAGGTTATTAACTGGAAGGGCATGAACTTCCGCTATCAGGCCAGGCAGATCGAACTCCTGTTTAAAAAGTACAACTTCACTTATCTGGGAGTGGACGTTACCGGTATTGGCCAGGGGGTTTTTGACAACATCCAGCATTTTGCCATGCGTGTGGCCGTCGCCATTCGTTACGACATGAACACGAAAAATCAGCTGGTACTGAAAGCGGCGGACGTGGTGGAAAGCCAGCGTATTGAATGGGACAAAAACCTGAAAGAGATCCCGGCCAGCTTTATGGCTGTACGCCGCACCACCACGCAAAGCGGTAACGCCATGACATTTGTCGCTGACCGCAGCCAGGACACTGGCCACGCAGAGGCGTTCTGGGCCATTACCCACGCCCTGCATAACGAACCACTCAACTACGAAAACAAACCGAAATCCCGCTGGGGTGTAAGGAAAGAGGCTGCATGAGTAAAAAAAACCGCTTCGTTAAGCGCAACCCGCGCGGCGATAAGTCCAAAAAAATGAGCATCATCACATTCGGCAAACCGGAACCTGTCCTGACCACCGGCACGGATTACCGCGACATCTGGTACGACAATGCCGCCGATCACTTTACCCAGCCGATTGACCGGCTGGCACTGGCACAGCTTATCAATCTGAATGGTCAGCATGGCGGCATCATCCATGCCCGGAAAAATATGATTGTGTCTGATTATCTGGGCGGTGGCCTGACTTACGACCAGCTGGAAGCCGCAGCGTTTGACTATACAACCTTCGGGGATATTGCGATTGGCAAAATCCGCAACGGATGGGGGGATGTGATTGGCCTGGAACCTTTACCCGGCCTGTATATTCGCCGCCGTAAAGTCAGGGACAACGCCACAGACCAGCCCAGCGATTATGTGGTATTGCAGGACGGCGAACCGCAGGTATGGCCGCAGGAAGATATCATCTTTATCAAGATGTACGACCCGCAGCAGCATATTTACGGACTGCCCGACTATATCGGCGGCGTACACTCGGCATTGCTTAACAGTGAAGCCGTAATTTTCCGCCGCCGCTACTACCACAACGGCGCTCATACTGGCGGCATTCTCTATACACGCGATCCCAGCATGACGGATGAAATGGAAGAAGAAATTGAACAGCAGCTGCGGGACAGCAAAGGTATTGGCAACTTCTCCACCATTCTGGTGAACATTCCTGGCGGGGATGGGGATGCGATCAAGTTCATTGAAATGGGGGATATCTCTGCAAAAGATGAATTTGCCAACATCAAAAACATCAGTGCGCAGGACATTCTCAACGCGCACCGCTTTCCGGCAGGACTGGCGGGAATTGTCCCGCAGAATACTGCCGGTCTGGGGGATGTTGAAAAGGCGGAAAGGATTTACAAGAAAAGCGAAATAGCGCCTATTCAGCGCCGGTTTATGACTGCCGTGAACAACGATCCCGAAATACCGGAAAGGCTGCACCTTAACTTTGATTTAAGTTACACAGAATCAACGGATAAGGATGCGGCATGAGGCGAAAAAGGCTAAAATCCAGGCATCATTTAACAGCTGGAGCATGGAATATGCGAGTTCTGAAAATCGAATGCCCGGAATGCGGCTCAAAGGCTGTTATTCGTAAAACAAACCGGAAGCACCGGCAGATAGCGGATATTTACTGCGCCTGTTCAGATGTGGAGTGTGGCCATACGTTTGTGATGAATCTGACGTTCTCCCACACTCTCAGCCCCAGCGCGAAAACGGGTGATGCAATGGTGCAGAAAATATTGAATGCACTGTCACCCGATCAGCGTCAAATGGCATTAGACCTACTGAAAGCGACTCCCGCCGCCTGATAAGCCCCCTTCCTGGGGGTTTTTAGCCTCTGTTCTGACCATCTCCCGCATTTCTCCAGCAATCTCACCAATCCAGGCCAAAGCGATTGTTTTTTCTCTCTGGTTACTTTCGTACACATGGGCAATTTTGGCCAATAACTCAATGCGCTCCAGCTGTGCCGACGCTTCCAAAAGATCCATTTAGCCCCCACAAACAATATATTACTGTATATGCATACAGTACACCGTAAAGCACAAATTGTGAAATGTATTTTCCTGCCATCTACTGACAAATGAATGTGTTACACAGATTTTTACTGCTACAACCACCCCGGCCACAGCTCGTGCATTGGCTCGCTTCGTGTCTCTTGCAACCGGCCATTACGGTAAATCAATGCCACCTGGCCAAATCTCAAACCACTACCCCGTATGAGAATGGCTATTTCATCGTCAGAACCATCAAAACCCCGGCTGCGCAATTCCAGTTTTAACCGTCTGCGGGTTCCACCCTCCGTACAGTTATTGACAGAACTCCAAGGGGCGGCGTTGCCGCCAGAAAAACCCGCCTCCGCTGGCGCTTCGGCCAACTTCGCAACCTTCTGCCACTTCACAAGACGAGTACATACCGCCGAATCTGGAACCAATGGCGAATAGACACCCTGAACACGCTGCACGTCCTCTGCGTATTCATTACCCTGCTCCGTGATTTCATAAGCCAGACGAACGACCAGATCGCGGCGGGCAACCAGTGCGCCACCCTGCGCCTGGGTATATGCCGCCCAGTCCCCAACATCAGCAGCAGCCAGAACCGCATCCATTCTGCGGTCAGTCAGCACCTGATCACGCAACCGGCGCAGCTCACGCCAGACTGTCACCGGCGCACCACCAATCTGCTGAAACTGGCGAATGCGCCAGCGTGAAGCCCATGCAGAAACGGATTTGGCCATATCCCGCAGACTTTCCCCTGTTTCGTCGTCCTGCTCACCATCCAGCGCAAATCCATCAATGTTTTTGGATATGTATTTGGCGATATAACCCGTAGCCGAACCTTTAGCGGGATCGATGGCTTCAACATGGAAACGTGCCTTTAGCGCGTATGGCGTTTGCAGTTCTTCGGAGTCGGTAATTCTGGCGTGATAGCAGAGAATATCGCGCACGGTATCCACGTCACAGGGACGCATAAAAAGCAGCATATGCCAGTGCGGTGTCCCATCGTGGTGAGGCTCTACTACACGAAAACCAAAAACATGGATACCAGCCCGGGAAATAGCAGCGCGGGCTTTCGCCCATACACCACATAAATAGCGCTGGGTGTCCTGTGGGGTGCAGCCATCCCACTGTGAAACAAAGCCCCCTTTGCTGTGCACCGCATGGAATCGCGATGGCGCGGTGATAGTGTAAAACTCACCGGCCAGCCCTTCTTCATTGGCCATATCTTCAAACCCCCTCATTCTTACCATTAGCTCACAGCGACGGATCGCCGGATTAGCAACACTGCGGTGCACCATGCTATCCAGTGCAATACGCAGCCCTTCGTCATTCAGCAGGTCAAACTTTTTAAAGAACTCAAGGTTCCGCTTTTTCTGATCTATCCATTCACCCAGGGTTTTGCGGGACACATAAGCACAGGCCGCTTTCTGAACCTGCCCCACGGCAATGGCCATATGCTCACGCTGCATATCCCGCGCCCGCTTGAGACGCAGATACCACCATTCAGGTGCCATCATGCGAAGAATCCCGGATTCTGCCTTCCGTGTTTCCAGTTGCCCGCCATTAGCTTCATGTTCTGCCCAGTACGGCGGCTGATTGTTCAGCATCAGGGAACACGTACATAAATGGCGGTAAGACTCCAGGGTACGGCGGCGCAGCTCTGCGGTATCGTCAGTGCTGCCCACAAACTGATCGGTGAAGTCATAAAGTGACTGGGAGATCCAGCCAGATATCTGGCCAGCCAGTTTTTTGAGGTCCGGGCGGTCAAGTGACGGCAGTCGCTCCAGCGACTTACCGAAAGGAAGATCAAGTGCATCAGCGGCCAGCTTGTAACGTGCAGCCACTTTACGCAGACGTGGCAATACATTCCCGCCGATAGTTTTGCGCAGGAATGTATTGGCACGGCGACGCCCGTCACGGCCAGCCAGCAGCTTTTCGTAACGGTTGCCAAAATACCCGGCTAACCAGTCGGGTATCTCATGCAGGTACTGGGAACGCCATTCATAATCCTGTGGGTTCACAGCCCACAGGCGACGTTCTGTGATCGTCGCATCTGACGGGGTACCAGGCGCAAAGGTTTCACGCCGCCAGGCATTGACGGCGTGGTGTTGGCCAGGCTCCAGCATATCAACCACGGTTAACCCACTTGCGCCAGAAATCTATCAGGAAGGCCACAAGTACGGCCGCTACCAGCGGTAGCCAGAAAACCGCACTCAGAGTGATTAACCCTAAATCCTCAGCATCGTGATCAAATTCATCCTGGCATTCGTCCCATAAGAGAAAAACGAAAGTGATACAGGCAAACAAGGCATAAATGCCGGTGATTATTTCCGCCATCATGCCACCACCGCCCTAACGTCGATCGCCGGGTTTGCAGGTGACTTAAGAATCAGCTCTGCGGCAACTTTCTGGCTTGCTGCTGCTGCACCCACACTGCGTGGCGCATTTACCCGCACAGCGTCAAATCCTGCATACAGGTAATGCACCATTTCCAGATCGCTGTTTGACGCGACAACCCTAATCCCACGCTCAGCCAGTCGACGCAGCTTACGCGCCAGCCGTCCCTGATCCATGTGCGAAAAACCGCGCTCATGGTAAGCGGTGAAGTTGTCGGTATCAGTCAGGTAAGGCGGATCACAATAAACAACGTCATGCCCGTCCCTTACCAAATCAAGCGTTTCTGAATAGTGGGCAGTAATGAACGTTGCACGTTTCGCTTTTTCAGCAAAAGCGCGGATTTCATCAGCAGGAAAGTAGGTTTTTTTGTACTTGCCAAACGGAACATTGAACTGGCCACGGCGATTGTATCGGCACAGGCCATTGAAGCAGTGACGGTTCAGATAAAGAAAACGCGCCGCCGCTTCCACAGATTCAGAACCAAAGGATTTGCCGGACTGGTTGAAAGCATCACGCACCGCGTAATAGAAAACAGCGCGTCTTTCTTCATCGCCTAATGAACCGGCAGAAAATAAAGCCTCCAGCTCAATGAGCAATGCATCAGTGTGATAAGCCATCGTCTTATACAGATTAACAAGGTCAGGATTCACATCAGCTATCAGATACTCGTCATAATCCGTATTCATCATGACAGCACAGGAACCAGCAAAAGGTTCTATCAGGCGCTTACCCTCCGGCAGATGGGGAAGTAACTGCGGCATAAGGCGGGCTTTGCTGCCCACCCACTTAAGCGGAGTTTTTACTGCCATGCTGCACCGCCTTTACTGCAAATCGCTGCGGCTTCTTCGCGGATTAAGTCAACGATTTCCGTTGCGCTTAAACCTTCATTGGCTGCATGGGTGGCCAGCTTATCCAGACGGGTGGAACACAGATCAGCAGCAGCGGCTTTACCTTCCTGCGTAGCTTTGGTGAGCATAGCCAGCAGGTCAGTGCCTGATTTTGTTGCGGGTAAATCCTGACGTGTAATGTGCATTTTGGTTTCCTTAAGACAAAAGAATCCCCGGCCACCTAAGCTGTGGCCAAAAAATTCAGGTTGTTAATTAGTGAAAAGCGGGTTGTACAGTGACGGCGGAATGGTTCGGTGCTGGAATAAGGTGCAGCTCGTACGTTGTCCGCCACCACTCCTGGAGCAGTGCTTTAATTTCGCCAACACCCAACGCACCCGCCGTGTAGAAAATGGCGCGGATTCCGGCCAGCGCTTCAATCTGTGCTTCTTTGCTTTCGGCCTCGCGGTACACGCAGCACCAGAAAGCGGCATTGATTGCCAGCCAGTGACGCGGATTAGTCATGTGCTCACTGTCATTAAAGAAGAATGGATGCAGCGCAATGCGACCATTTTTACTGGTACTTTTCTCTGCAAAAGCCACGGCGTAATTATGTGGAACGCCCCACACGGCCAGCTCAGCACCTAACGATTTACCTTCAACGGAAATAATGGCCATCAGAGATTCCCCTGTTGTTGCAACTTATGGACGATGTGAGGCGCGATAACCATCTGCACCCCGCTACTGCTATAAATTGGATGTACCTTTTTGATCGGGCGATTCGCAGTGCGCTTCGAAAAATCGCTGTCACGTAAACTGCCGAAACCTTCAAACGTTAACCGCGCCCGTGAAATGCCTTGGCGCAGCAGAATCATGTCCCGATAGCCCAAGCGTTCATAAAGTTCACGCCAGCAGCACTTGCTTAAGTGGGCTTTAAATGCCCCGACACCAGAAGTAACCGCAGCGGCATGAAGCACCACACCCCGCCACTCCGGTGTCAGGTTGTCCCACCATTCAGCAGCCTCGCTGCTTTCACTGAAGTATTTGCGGCGGATCTGTTTTAAATGTTCCAGTCCGCGCTTTTGTTGTTCCAGGCTAATCGCCATTGCGCCCCCCTATACATCCAACCAGGCGACGGGCTTTTGTAGACAAGAAACGCAAAACCGCCCCGCTTTTCATTCGAACAGGCTCATGCGCATTGAATTTATACGTGTGGCCTGGGTTCCAGCGCTGGCCGTTCGGCAGTTCTATCCAGCCCGTTGAACCACTCGGCAACTGCATAGCTGGTGATTCTTTTTTCAGGTAAGTGACAAACGTTTTCATGGTGCTCCCTCACATCAAGCCGGTGGCGTTAGCCGTCACCAGATCCACTGCTGCGGCCAGAACAGGCGCGGATTGGATACGGCTTTCAACGGTATAAGCCAGCACGGATAAGCTACGGATAGCATCGCGGGCGCGATCCAGAATTTGTGTACGGCGGGCGGCGGTCATATGACCAGTTGATACGGTTTCCCCAGCAATCGCGCCCACACAAGCTGTGGCGCTCAGTGCGCACAGCTGCATGTTGCCTTCTGTGGCATTATTAACCGGTACGGATGGAAGGCAGTTAATCTGCCCCAGTATCCCATCCAGTAAACGCGCATCTTCGGTGTAATCCGTAATGGCTAAAAGCTCGTCACAGGTTAAACGGTGCGGCTGTGCTGGATTCAATTTGTTGCGCAGGATCTGCGGCCTCATACCAACAGCAGCGGCTACATCTTCCAGATTGTGCTCAATGGCAAATGCTCGGCAAGCCGCATCAAAGTGGGCATGTTTAGAGGTCAGGTAATCAAACATTGTTTGCCTCTCCCTAATCCGTAGGATGAATTACGCGTTAAGCGAAATATTGCATTCGCTTAACGCTTGCACCGTTAGCGCAGCCATGTTGATTTCAACGCGAGCACGAGGTTTGTCACCTTTACCACGGATAGGCAGACGGCCATCACGCACCATGTCGCGGGCTGTACCCATTGGGGTACCAGTAATGCGGCAATACTCATCAATTGGAAGATAAGGTGTGGGGATGGTGATTGTAATGTTAGGACGCATAAGGCAAACTCCTCAATTCGTTTGAACTCGGCAAAGTTCATAAATATTCGCAATTAGCAAACAACGGGAGTTAGATTACTTAGACATTTTCTAAGTGTCAACACAACTTAGATATTATCTAAGTAACAAAATCGCAGATGGCACGATTCCGAATTGACCCTAGCACTGACAGCGCCCCAGTTTTAGATAGAGTTATCGAGGCTTACGGCTTCACCCAAAAGATGCAGCTCGCGGAACATCTTGATATGGCCGCAAGTTCTCTTTCCTCTAGATACAAGCGCGGCGGGTTACCCGCAGATATAATGGTTAAATGCATGGCTGAAACAGGTGTAAGCCTTGAATGGCTGGCCACTGGCAGCGGCAAAAAGTTTGAAAGTGACGAACTAGACATAATGAAATTCCCACGTAAAAAGCTAGTAGATGGACAGCTTTTCGACTCGGGCAACGTTATGTTTGATAAAGTTTTTTTCCGCGCCGGGGTCCCACTCCCCACAAACCCTTTATGCCTAGAAGATGAGAAAGCCCAGTACATCATCGATCAGACATTTGCAGAGGTGTATGACGGGGAATGGCTTGTTGTCATTGAAGGTAAAACCAGCGTCCGTACCCTAACCCGCATCCCTATCAAAAAAGTTCGTGTTAGTGGTGTGGGAATGGCTTTTGACTGCGGCCTTGATGATATCGAGGTTATTGGTCGTGTTGTTATGACGATTACTAACTAAGCGCATGAGCATAAGAAAGCAGCCGGACGGCAAATGGTTACTAGACTTTTACCCGGAGGGGAAACCGAAAGGCAAGCCAGCAAAACGTATTCGCAAAACCTTCACCACGAAGGGCGAAGCGCAGGCTTACGAAAACCACATAATGGAGAACATCCACGTAAAACCGTGGCTCGATGGCAAGGAAGACCGCCGCAAACTTCGCGACCTTGTTCAGCAGTGGTTTGATGAACACGGCGTAACACTGGACGATGGCGAGAAGCGGAAAGGAGCGATGGAATTTGCATGTGAAAGCATGGGTGAACCAACTGCACATGAATTTAGCGCAACTATGTTTTCCACCTACAGAAAAAAAAGACTCTCGGGCGAAATCGTTCGCACAGCACGGGTTAAACAAGTTTCCCCACGTACAATGAATCTTGAATTGGCATATTTCAGGGCAGTGTTCAACGAACTGAAACGCCTGGGTCACTGGAAATTTGATAACCCCCTTCTCGATCTCAGGCCATTCAAATCAGAAGAGGCAGAATTAACTTATCTTGAAGATGATGAAATAACCCGCTTGCTCGAAGAGTGCCGGAAAAGCAGAAACGAAAGCACATTTTGGGTGGCCTGCACATGCCTAGTAACCGGTGCGCGTTGGGATGAGGCAGAATCACTAACCACAAAGCAAATACGAAATCTAAAAGTTAGTTTTTTCAAAACGAAGGGGAATCGTAATAGAACCGTACCTATCAGTAAGGAATTTTTTGATTCTCTACCGAAACCAGAAAAAGCAGGCCGCTTTTTTCAACCATGTTATTCAGCGTTTCGAAAAGCTGTTGAACGTGCTGGCTTGAATCTCCCCAGAGGACAACTGTCCCATGTACTAAGACACACTTTTGCGTCACATTTCATGATGAACGGAGGAAATATACTCGTACTTCAACGAATTCTAGGGCACACTGATATTAAAATGACTATGCGCTATGCTCATTTCGCACCAAATCACTTAGAAGATGCAACCAAATTTAATCCATTAAGAAAATTAGAAAACTTAAAAATTGACTAAGAGAGGGCTAACATGGCCATATTTGTTAATGAAAGTGAAATGCAAGCTTGGATGGAAACCAAACTTAACGAAGTTGAAGGGCTCAGCGAATTAATAATAAACGAAGAAGAACTAAATAATTTCATTCCGAGCAGCACTCCAGAGAAAAAAATAAAAGACAGTTTCACCTCATGTATCTGCGGACTTTATCTGACAGAGGTGATATCTACAAATGAAAATATTTCCAGCAAACATGGGGATATATTAAAACCTGATTTACTTGCTTACTCACCAGAAAAAGAAGCAATAGTAATTATAGAACTTAAAAACTTCCCAGGTGCTACCCGAGAAGCAGGAACGGAGATTTCAGCTTACTCAGCAGAAATCAAAACATCATTAGAGTGTCTATCTGATGGTGATATTATAAGTGTGATTATCTCGCCATCTTGGCCAACATTAATAAAGCATCATTTATACAACTCTATAGTTTGGCAAAACAAAAACATTCTTTGTCTTGAGCCAGTAATTCATGATGGAAACATCTTACTCAAGGTAATTGATATAAAAATGCTTGTACAAGGAATCTCCGCCGAGAAATTCAGCGATCAACACCTTGCTGGCTATACAATTTGTTTATATGACGATACACAGCAAAGTGCAAACCCACAGCCAACTGAACTGCATAAACATCTTCCTCTTATGATGGCAAGCGTCGACAACATCTCTTCAAAAGGGGAAAAAATAAATAGTCACGGCTTTGCATTTTTGAGCAAGGAAATATTTGGATTTGGCTTGTCACCATATTTTATTCATATCGTAAACGTAGCTCCATTCAAATGCTTAGAGCGGATGATGCATTCATCAAAAATTTCACATTACAATGACCTACCAAACATCACAAAAAAATATGTTGATATTTACATGGAGTATTCTCCTTATGGTTATGGCGCATGTTTAAACAACATCATAAACTCATCATTTACCTTCCTCGAGCATGTATGCAGCCCAAGAGTTGAGGGATTAACAACCTGGGACAGAATAAACGAAGAGCTTAAATCAAATTGGGAACCACTATATTTTACCTCATGGGGAATATTTAAAGACCTCACAATCAGTAAATTAAATGAAGAATACAAAAGCGGAAACACTCATTTAAATCTAAACTCTGTCGAGTTAGGTCTAACGGTGGTTCGAGAAGCAATAGATTCCAATCATCAATACATTGAGCTACAAACCCTACATGAGAGCTTCTTCCCCAAAGGATATCCATATATATAATTAGACACCATTAATCTGAATGCTAGCAAGCTATGTTACTGAGGAAAACTGTCCCCTTTTTGCCCCCTCAGAACTCAAAACCTCAATAAAGTTAGATAACATTCATTTTCTAACTTTATGATTTCATTGCAACTCATTGATTTTGTTAGCAGGTACATCGTTCTCATAATCGCTTGGTCG